CGTTATTTTGTAAAGTCCTTTTTTGTCAGCCGAGAAAGGGCGGTTTCTCGTCGTAGGGTGTTATTTTATTATGTTGTTGTTTTTTATTTACGCCGTCGCCGCCCCGACGGTGCATTGCTTATTAACGCCAATTCTCCCCCTTGACTTCAATCTGCTCACACATTTCCCTTATTCGGTCGATTGTAACAATATCATACCCTTTTTGCATAAGCGATCGCAATGTGCTGTTAGATGTGATTATAATCGGTCTTTCGCCTATGTAACGGTCGTTGATTATGTTGTATATTTTCGACTGCATCCAAGTGTCTTGATTGTTCTTCATAACAACATCTTTTCCGAAGTCGTCCAAGAACAGGAAGTCGCATCGCTTTATTTCCGTCAGTTCGGCGGTCGCGTTCTCGTAGATAAGGTCGATTATGCGGTTTATGTTCGTAAATTTGATTTTATAGCCCTGCTCCAAAAGGTCGTTCGCCATACACGCCGAAATATGCGTTTTGCCCATTCCCGTGTTGCCGTAAATGAATAAACCTTTGCCGTCCTTAAAGTTTTGTCTTGCGTTCGTGCAATAGTCCTTACACTCTCCGACGGCTTTTTCATACTCGTCCGTCCCCCTTGCGCTCGTTTCAAAACTTACTTTGGAATATCGTTCGTCCATAAGCGATATTTCTTTGAGTTGCGCTATTTTCTGCAAAAGTTTCCACTTGCGCTCTTCTTCTTCGTCTTCACGGTGGCGCCTGTCCCGACACTCGCACGCACACATCACAAGATTGCCGTTTTGGTCGATAAGGTCAGGCATCGCTTTCGGCGTGTTGCAGTTCGCACAATATAACACATCGTCTTTAATGTATTCGCCGTCGGTCATCGTACTCTCGTATCTCTTTAATGCCAATAAGTATAATTGTGTATCTCTTTTCATTTTTCGTTCTCCTTAAAAATATCTCAATAAATCTTTGTCGCTGTAATTAGAAAGGTCAGGTCTTGCTTTGCGTAGTTCTAAAAGTTCACGCTGTGTCTTTTGTTCTTCCGTTTCTTCCGTCGGCGCAACTTGCTCGTAATTGTTCGCCCAGCACTCTCCGTTGAAATAGGTCGCTCCGAGTTTTATGTATCGCTTGTCGGTGTTGCTAACTCTTATATGATTGCTGTAAGTTTCAACGCCCTTTTTGATTTCGTCAAAACTTGCTTTCTTCCTTGCTGTCTTATAAGCCGAAAAAGCCTTCTTCTTATCTTCCTTTCGGGGATAGATTTTCCACACTTCTTCAAATTCCTGTTCTATCTCGCTGTCTTTCTTATCCTTGTTATTAGAATTAGAATTAGAGTTAGAATTAGAGTTAGAGTTAGAATTAGATATAGAGATTTGTTTCACTTCCGTTACACTATCGTTACATTGTAACGCTATTTGATTTTTCCTTTCTCTAAAAAGCCTAACTCTTTCAGCACTTTCGCTTTCGCTTCCTATGTTATTACTTGCTTCTATAAGGAAGAAATCATTGTTTTCGTTGACATCTACTAACCCTTGCGATTGCAAGTAAGAAAGTGTAACACTTATGTTTTCGACATCTTCGTCAAGTTTCAAAGCAAGTTCTTCCTGAAAAGTCGGCTCTATCTTTTCATATTCGATAATGCCATTGTTTTTGATGCTTAATAATTGCAGTTTAAGATAGATAATCGTGTATGTATCTCCGCCCGCAATTTTTCTCAACTTTTTGATTTTTGGGCTATCAAAATAGTTCTCTTTAAGTTTTAGCCAATAATACCTTTTTTCTGCCATAATGCTCCTTTTATCCCACAAAAAAACCGCCTAAACTTTCTCCATAGGTGGCTCACGAGATTGTTTAAGCGGTTGTGGATAACCGATATTCAGTTTCCGATACCCGAGGGAACCACTCGCCGAATATCGATTACTCTTATATCATACACCCTTTTCCAGCGATTGTCAATACTTTTGTTGCAATTTTTTTATAAAATTTATGCTTGACTTTTTGCGGATAATCGCTTATAATCAAATTAGCATTCAAGTTTCCCCTTTGTTTTAGGCGCTGATGTGGCAACACTTTGTCGCCTTTCTACTATAACTAAACTATGAACGAAAATGTAGTCATAACCGACAAAAAGAAAATCGAAGAAATACGAAAGGCGTTGCAGTCGCCCGCGCCCGACAAGGACTTTGCGAATATAAAACCCGCCCCACCTGATAAATTGCCCGAAAACGCAAAAAAAATATGGTTTGGTATTGACAAGTCTTAATGAGTATGATATAATAACATTGTCACCAGCGAACAATGAGACTGACATCATTTTACACTCCTATAAGGAAGCAAAGCCCCCGACGAAATGCCGAGGGTTTTGTCTTTTAGTTAGTAAGTTTTTCCGCTTCAATATCAATCGTTGACGAGATGAGTTTTCCGACGAACGCTCCCGCTTTTACGGGCTGTCCGCTCCCAAAGGTGTCGTCAAATGTACGCTTGATAGGGTTGTTAGACTTTTCTTTCGCTCGTTCGACTTCCAAGTCTTTAATGACTTCCACGCCCAAGTTCGCAACGCCGTCAACCTTGTTGTTCATCTTATAGCGAAATTGCGAGAAAATCTTTAACTTGCGCTTTAAGGTCTGTTTCGTTCTCTCGTTCATCGCACAACCGAAGCATATCCCCGAATAGATAGATATAAGAATAGTTACGCACTGAAAGATAAGCGGGATAATCATACCCTTGTTGAAGTCCTGCCACGAGTACAGTAATTGCCCCGAGAACGCTCCAAACGCAACGAGTGATAAAATCTTCCACCCGAATTTTTGTGCGCCGTAGCGTGCCTTGTGCGCCCTTAAATCGCTTTCGTCGTCGTTCGGTGAAACATCGTTCGCACCGCTTACCATTTGACTGAAAGTTATCCGATGATACTTGACTTTTTGTCCGCTTTCCCACAGTTCTTCTGCCGTAACGGTCAACGCTTTGTTTATGCGTTCGAGCCTTTTCGGCGTTCCCCATTTCTTAAAGCGACTTGCAAAGCGCAGTTTCTTTTTCCACTTGTGGATATAATTCTTATACTTGTTCGCCTTGTTCAAGTTCTCGATGTAGGTTTCAAGTTCGGCGGTTTCGTAGTTCGCCATAATGGTCTGATAATGCGTGTCAAGGGCGTTCAAACGGTCGTTAATATCTTTGTCTTTTGCGAGCATTATGTTTTCGGTCACGTTCGCTATGGAGAACATCAACAAGAATGTAGCGACCGCCATTACGGATTTCTGTATCCAAAAGTCCTTTCCCGACACTTGCGTTTCAATACCCTTAAAAATAAAGAAACTGGACAAAATCAGCGCACCCGTGATACACAACGATATTGCCGCGTTAATGGTTATTCGACTGCCAACCAGCACTACTCTCTTTCTCTCGCTACTCATTCGGTTTCACCGTCCTTTTTGATTGTCGCAACTTCCCGTAAATGTGTAGTCAAGCAGTGCAAGCACATTTTGCCGAACACGCTCGCCGCAATGATTTCGATAATGAGTTCCAACTTTTCAATCGCATCGCGGAACGCCGAGAGTACAGCCAACGCCATAAGAAGATAGAACATAATCGGAATGTAGGTTATATTTGACACGACCTTTTCTTCCTTTGCCACGGTTTTGACTAACAGTTCGGACGGGTTATCCGCGACTTTCAAGTCCGCTTTGTGTTGGTAGTACCCTTTAAGATACTCGTCGTACTTCGACTTAAAAATGCCGTAGATTATAGCGCACAAAATCGCAAGGCTTATGAGTGTCCAAAAGAAGCCTTTTGAGTTCGCGCTCATCGTGTATTGCAGGGTGTCTGTGTACGAATAAATCGCATAGCCCGCTGTCGGCGCAATAAGCACAATGTACTCCATTATTGCCGACATTATGGTTTTCGGGTTTCGTTTCATATCATCACCCCCTTAATACAAGGGCGTATTTTCGTTTTCTGCCACTTTTTCTATTTTGACGATAGGTTTATCGACTTTGGGCGTTTCGACCGCCACAAGCCCGATTTCGCCGTCCGCAAGGTCATTCATACTTGCTTTGAGTTCGTCCCTTGCGCTCGTGGATATAGTCTTAAAGTCTGAAACAGCGTTTGCGATTGCTTTTTGCGATTTGACTAACTGCTTGCAAGCCTTGACTAATTCGCCGTTGACTTTTTCGACTTCCGTAAGTCTGTTACGCGTTGCTTTGTCGATTTCGGACGACATATTGATTTCGATACTGCCGTTTGTTTTATCGACGATAGCGTTCGCGATTGCTTCATAATCAGATTGATTGAGCTTGACGGGTTTCTTTCTTGCGACAAAAGTCGTGATGATTTTCGCGATGCCTGCAAGTCCACCGAGTGCCGCGAAAGCCGCCATAAGCCATTTGCCGCCCACTGCCGCAATGTTGCGAAGTTGGTCGATTTGTTCTGCTGTGAGTGATAAAGTTACCATAAATTACTCCTTTGCCCGTGCCGTTGCTACCCGACGAGAGCAGTTAGATTTTTGAGCGGTAGCACGCTAAAATTCGCCTTGTTCGACAACGTTGTACAGTTTTTGGATATCTTCTGACTGTTTGTTCGCGGTGTCGATGACTTGATTTATCTTTGAAACAAGTTCGTTGTAATTCGCCATAAGTAAGTCGTATTTCGCCTTAACTTCGTCGAGTTCCGCAAAGCCCTTGTAGCCGTTGTCTATCAATGCAATGACGATAGGCTCGACTGTGTAGGTAACGACGATTTTGCCGCAATACAACAGGCTGACCGTAACTTCCAATGTACCCGCCTGCAAGAGTTCGTTCGGCACTTCATAAGTGGACACGGCGTTAAGCCTGTATTTTGCCGATTTGTCGCCGTTTTTGAGTTCGATATAATAGTCCGTCAGCGGTGTCGCGCAAGAAAAGTTTAAGACAAGTTTTTCG